ACCAAGAACAGCGTAATTAACACCTGACTTATCTTGTCCAGTAAGAATTGCAGCTAAGTTCACAATAACATGGTGTGTTAAAGCTAACATAGCCCATGATGAGTAAGCACCCATTGGTTGTCCAACGGCGTACTGTACTTCACCAAGATTTTCCTTGTTATCAAAAGGCGTCACATAAGTAACGTTCATTAAATCAGCCCATAGAGACCCATTGACTCCGCAACAGTTAAGAACTGTTACTTGAAGATCAATTGGCAATCTATCCGTAGCGGCACTTAGATCAAATCCTGACATTTTACTTGTCTTATCAACATTGTTGATGAACAAATCAAATGCAGCATCTTGATCCATTGTACCATCCTTCGGAAGGGACTTTAATAGTTTAAAGATAGAGTTATGCAAGTCTTTAAAAGCAGATTGTATCCACCAATTGGCAGATGCAACTACTCTCGCTTTCCCGGCCTGGTCATATACAACTCCTAACTTACCTAAGTACAATTTATCTCTCTCATGCTCTCCAGGACCAATAATGATTTGAATAAATCGATTATTGATTGGGTATAATATCCATTTTATAAAATAATAGACATTAGAACCAAAGGATCGTGAGATCCATCCTAGAAAGTGGAAGTTCATTCTTTGAAGACTATAAAAGAATCCATATATCGGACCAAATACTAAAAGTATAAGGCCAAATAAAAGGATCCATAAATAGGCTTCTTGCATGTACATCCATCTTATTAAAGCAACTAATTTTGAAGGCTCATGCAGAAATGCAAGAGCGTCTAAACTAGCTGACCAAGTGGCAAAAGAGCCATTAGGTCCTGCTTTAACAGATATGTGAGGAATAAATTTTCCAGTACTTAGACTCGGTGTTTCACCGGGTATGTATTTGTTAATAGTTATAGTATTTCCAGTCGCGAAATCGAATTTACTTGATTTCTCCACCTTTGAAACCATTAAGGCCAAAGATTTATGGATTAGCTCACTATTAAGTGTCTTTACTACACCGTTAAAAGGTTTAGTGATAGTGCTTAAAGTAGGTTCTACTTTTGTAGCGAATACCCTAAAGATAGACATCATTGTCAGGACTCCCACTATATTTCTTTGACTCCATTTCGGAGACGAAGGATTAGCTATATGATAGCTAATCGGATCCCAGGCCTCTTGAAGGTCTG